AATGTTTCCTTTGTTTTTCATTGATAAATATATCATATACGGAATTGCTTTAATAGTCATGGGTTTTGCTAAAAAAAAGTATAGAAAAATGGTAATAAATTATTACTGTAAACTCTTGATAAATAAGGGTTTTTTGTAGGTGCGACAATCTTGACCAATTATGTTCTTGTTTTGTTCGCATAAAAAGTGGAGATTATATGAAAATTTTAGAATGGTTGGGTTTATCTAAGAAAGTAGAAACACCCAAAAAGAAAGTAATTAAAAAGAAAAAGAAGACTACAAAGAAAAAAGGTAAAAGATATGCAATGTAATAACTGCGGACATGGATGTCATTGTAGTAATGGCGGTTCTTGTCAATCATGCGAGTGTGCTAATTGTGAGCATGCTGAGTAATGGCTAAAGCACAAACAGTAATCTCTTATGAGAGAGGACCAAAAAAACGCACATCTATTGGAGATAGTGCAAGATCAAGACCAAAGAACAAAAACAAGAGACGACAGTTCAAGAAAAGTGTAGGTCAAGGTAAGAGAAGATAATGCCTGGCGTTGCACGAAATGGTGTAGATAGTGCTGGTGGCATTGCGATACAAGGTAGTGGCAATGTTAATGCGAATGGATCAGGTGTAGTTCGTGTGGGGGATAAAGTCGCCTCTCATGGTCTTGCACCTCATAGTCCTACGCCACCTATGGTAGGCAAGTCATCTACTGTGTTTGCAAATGGTAAAGGTGTTTGTAGATCAGGTGATGCTGCAAACTGTGGTCACACTATATCAGGTTCTTCTAATGTTTTTGCGGGCTAACTTGATAAATAGTTATCATGGCAATACTTCAATCAGGATATACAGACGCATCTAGAACAAACGCAAGTGCGAGATCAGCAAGAATATATAAAGATATCGCATTATCCTTTGAAAAGAACGCAGCAACTGATGATGTTATTGTTAAGAAAGATATTGATGCTGTAAAACAATCAGTAAAAAATCTGATATTAACGAATCACTACGAAAGACCTTTTCGTCCAGAAATAGGTAGTGGCATAAACAATCTATTATTTGAACCGCTTGATCCTATTACTGCCAACTCTCTCACAAGAACAATAGGAGAGTGTATAAAAAATTTTGAACCAAGAGCACAGTTAATAGCTGTAGATGCTCGACCAGATTTTGATAGTAATGCTTATGAGGTTACAATTTCATTTCGTGTAATTAATGTTCCGGGTGAAGTAGTTAATCTTACAACAATGTTAGAAAGAAGTAGATAGAATGGCAAAGAGATTAGAAGTCACAGATTTAGATTTTGATAACATCAAAAATAATCTTAAAGTATTTTTAAAACAACAAGATCAATTAACGGATTATGACTTCGAAGGTTCAACCATGTCTACCTTGTTAGATGTTCTTGCCTACAATACACACTATAATGCTGTCTATGCCAATGTTCTAGCAAACGAAATGTTTTTGGATAGTGCGGACTTACGAAACAGTATTGTCTCACACGCCAAACATGTAGGATATACTCCAAGAAGTGCAACGGCACCTGTTGCTTATTTAAATGTTACTGTCAATGGTGCAACTGGTTCAACACTAACCGCAGCTCGTGGCACAACTTTTACAACTACGGTTGATGATGTTTCATATAACTACATTGTCAAAGATGCAACAACAATTACACCAACAGATGGTGTTTATACTTTTTCTAGTTTACCTGTTTATGAAGGAACACTTGTTACAAACAAATATACAGTCGATACTTCAAACGCTGATCAAAGATTTTTAATTAAGAACGACTTAGCAGATACAACAACTTTAAAAGTTACAGTTCAGAATAGTGCTAGTGATTCTACAACAAACACATATACACTATCAACTGATCTAGCAGATGTGACATCTACATCAAAAGTTTATTACCTAGAAGGTGTAGAGGACAATCAATACGAAGTGAAGTTTGGTGATGGTGTACTTGGTGAAGCTTTATCAACTGGTAATATCGTGACACTATCTTATATCGTTACTAATGCTGAAGAAAGTAACGGAGCAAGTTCATTTAGTTTGTCTGGCAATCTTGGTGGATTTTCTAATGTGACAATTACTACTGCAACTAATTCAGCAAATGGTGCTCAACCAGAAACACCTGATAGTATTCGTTTCAATGCACCTAAACAATATGCTTCACAAAATAGAACAGTTACCGCAAAAGATTATGAGAGTAAAGTAAAATCAATTTTTACAAATGCACAATCAGTTCAAGTATGGGGAGGAGAAGATAACGACACACCTGTTTATGGTCGTGTTTATATTTCAATCAAACCTGTAACTGGTGCAACTCTTACAGAAGCAAAAAAAACTGACATCATTACACAATTAAAAGATTTTAATGTTGCAAGTGTGACACCTGTTATACAAGATCCTGAAACAACATCTTTACAATTAAATGTAAATGTTAAGTATGATGCAAAGGCAACAACAAAAACAACTGACAGTATTAAGTCTTTAGTATCTTCAGCAATCACAACATTTAACACAAACAATCTAGGACAGTTTGATGGATTGTTTAGACATTCCAAATTTATTGAAACAATTAATAAAGTAGATACTGCAATACTATCTAATATTACAACTGTTAAAATGCACAAATCGTTTACAGCCACAACATCAGGTGCAACGACTTACACAATCAAATACAACAACGCATTTTATAATCCACACTCAGGACACAATGCAAGTGCTGGTGGTGTATTAGTTTCATCAGGATTTAAAATTAATGGTGATACAACTAACGAATACTTTTTAGATGAAGATGGTGCAGGTAATGTTAGACTTTATTATCTTGTTGGTCAAACAAGAACATACACCAATAATACTTTAGGTACAATAGATTACACAAACGGAACAATCACCTTAAACTCTTTATTCATTACAGAGGTTTCAAATGTTGATGGTGCAACATCTACTGCTGTAAGATTAACAGTCATACCAAATTCTGTGGACATCATACCTGTAAGAAATCAAGTATTAGAAATAGATGAAACAAACACAACGGTGACTGTATCTGCTGATGATTATGATACAACTTCAGGTATAGGCTATACCGCAACATCAAGTTATGCTTCATAGATCATGGCAAAGTTTACTAAGAATATAAGCTCCCTAGTAAGTAGGCAATTTCCACAACACATACAAGCTAACAATCCGTTACTGGTTGAGTTCGTCAAACAGTATTATCGTTATATGGATTCAGCACAGCTGACACTATCAAGTGTTACTGCCAGTGATCAAATACTTTTAGAAACAGAGGTAGTATCATTTCTTGCCTTAGATGGTACAGATGAAAAAGGAAATAATGCTGGCGATTATATACTAGACGAACAAGGTAGCATTGGGGAGTTCTCAAAAGGAGAAACGATCACAGGACAAACATCAGGTGAGACAGCAACTATACTTGCTGAAGATGCTGATAATTTACAATTATACATATCTGCAAATTCTAAATTTGTAACAGGAGAGACAGTTACAGGTGGCACATCAGGTGCTCAAGGAGTGATATCAAAGTATAGGGCAAACCCTAATGAAACACTATCACAAATCCTTGAGTATGCTGATGTAAACGATACTCTTGATGATTTCTTTTTACAGTTTCGAAATGCTTTTCTTCAAACCATACCAAATGATCTAACAACGGGATTAAACAAAAGACAACTCACAAAAAATATTTTATCTTTGTATAAAAGAAAAGGTACAAAGAAAGGTCATGAAATATTTTTCCGTGCATTGTTTAATGAAACACCAGAATTATATTATCCTACTGTTGATTTGTTAAGAGTTAGTGATGGTAATTTTTCTACACAAAAAATTTTAAAAGCAACTTTAGTATCACCATCAAATGGTGACATGACTAAACTTGTTGGACAAACAATTACACAAGCAAATATTCCAGGTAATGCAAATATTAATCTCGCAACAGCTGTTGTAGAAAGTGTAACTGTTAATGCTGTAAACCTAGGCGGTACTCAAAGAGATGTTGCAACTTTAACTTTAAATAAAGATAATATTGTAGGAACATTTCAATCTAGTTTAGGTCATTCCATAGTTCAAGAACAAAATGGTGATGATATATTAGATGAAGATGGTAATAGAATATTACAACAAACTTTTTCTACTTTTACTGGTGTTGAAAATGATGATCCTGAAACAACGCTAACATGTAATATCGAAAGTATAACAGATGATGTTTCCTTTGTTAATCGTGGTCGTTATTATTCTATCAATGAAAATGTTCCAGTAAAAAATCAAAGAGGTGGTGTTGGTCTTAATGCTCTTGTCGATCAAATTACTTATGGTAAGATAGAAGATATTATTATTGAAACTGCTGGTTCAGGATATGTTGTAGGTGATACTTTAAGTGTCACTAATCCAACTGACGGTACTGGACTTGCTGGTGAAGTCGCTGTGGTTAATGGTGGATTTAGATTAGAGCAAGATAGTTTAGAAGATGGTATATTAATATTAGAACAGAGTTCTACGGAACAACTTGTTATGGAAGATGCAACCAATTCTTCTTTAGGCGATATTACAAAAATAAAAATTACAAACAAAGGTGGTGGTTACTTATCGTTACCTACTATTACAGTCACATCAACTGCTGGTTCTGGTGCAGCCGTATTTGCTGTATCAAGTGAAGTAGGTCGAGCATTAAGTGCAAAAGTTTTAGACCATGGTTTTAGATACGAACAAGAACCTGTAATGAATCCAAAGTTACATATGCAGATAGATACATTGTCTGGAACTTTTACATCAGGCGAAACTGTTACAGCAACAAACGAAGATAATATTATTTTAGAAAGTTTTGCTCAACAAGATTTCTCGATATTACTTGAAGACTTTAGACAATCAAGATTACGATTAGATAGTGAAGAAGGCGATATCACTACGGAAGATGGTGAGCCATTTGTCTTTGAAGAAAACAATGAACCTGCTGTGTTTGATGGTGCAGAACAAGATGTATTGAGAACAGAAACAGCAGAGGGCAACAATAGAATTGCACATACAATTTATGCAGACAATGGTGAGGTTGATTTCTTAATTGTCACACATGATGGTTCAACTGATAGTCGATTACAATTTGAAACAACTGATAGTGTTACAGGTGTTGTAGAAAGTTTCAATGGCAACACAAACATTCTTACATTGACAGGTGTAACAGGTACCTTTGATGATAAGGTTACCATCACTGGCGGAACATCAGGTGAAACTGCAAGAGTAAGAAATGCTGAACAAGCATCAGCAACAGCAACAAGTAATACAGTAATCGAAACTGATGGTGAGTTTACTAATGTAGATGGACATATATCTGAGAACACAAAAAAGATACAAGATAGTTTATATTATCAAGATTATTCTTATGTTGTAAAAGTAGGTGAGGCAATTGCAGATTGGAGAGAGTATCTTAAATCTGCTGTACACCCAGCAGGATTCTATCTTGCAGGTGAAGTGAGTATTCGTACAAGACTTGATGCCAAACTTAGATCAGGTAGAACAATTACAGCAGGTATTGAACAAGATGAAGTTATCGAAGCATTTAGAGTTCTATTTGGTGAGAAAGTAGGTAGAAGATTAGGTACAACAACTGATGGTACATCACTTCGTAGTAATCCTCAGTTAGGTGTAGAAAGAGATGTTGCCTTTGCTTCATCAACTAGAGATGTCACATTAACACAAGATATCACTATTAAAACAGGTGATGATAGAGAAACAAGTTTCAGATCAACTGATGTAAATCAAGGGTTTGTTTATGCAGGTGCAAGAATGGATACGATTGGTAAATTTATCTTTACTGCATTTTCACATATACCTGATAGAATATTAGACGAAACTGATGCAGATGGTATTATCTTAGAGGATGGTGGTGATATTAAACAAGAGGAAGGATTGCGAGATATGGATTCAGGCATCTCTCAATCAGTAATAAATAATATAAGATTAACAGGTACAGGTGATACTTCACTTGATGGCGAACTAAATCAACTAGGTGATTTTAATACTAGAATAGGTACAAGATTTGCCATACCAGCACAAATTAGGACCACAACAAGTTAGATATGTTGTATAAATAGTTTCAGGAGTAAACATGCCAGCAATAATAACAAAAGATTTTAGATTACATAACGCAAGACAGTTTGAAGAAAGTTTTGGCGAAGCTGCTGATACTTACTATCTTGCAATAGGAAGACCACAAGCATTCGCAAACGATCAAGCATTTAATGATGGAACAGATGCTTCACCACCTACACCCGTAGATGATGTGGGGCAAGTAGAATACTATGCTTATGATGATTTTCTGTCAGCAAAAAAGATAACAAGCACAGATGTAACTCTTGCAATACCAAGAAGAAACTGGACTACAGGAACAGTTTATGATTATTATAGACATGATTATGGTGATATCAATAGTGCTGGTTCAACTATTACAAGTGATAGTGGTGCAAGTTCTTTATATGATGCAACATTTTTTGTAATGAATAGTACATATGATGTATATAAATGTATCGACAATAATAGTGGTGCGGCTTCAACAGTAGAACCTACTGGTAATAAATCAACAAGTGTATTTACAACTGGTGATAGTTACAAATGGAAATACATGTATTCATTATCTGCTTCTGAACAGTCTAATTTTATGTCAACAGATTTTATACATGCATCAACTGAAAGCACAGACTATTCAACTACTGGTGGTGCAATTGAACATGTAAAAATTACAGATGGTGGATCAAGTGGTTCAGACGGAACATATACAGGTGTTGCAATTCGTGGTGATGGTTCAGGTGGAGAATGTACAGTCGTTGTTTCTTCAAATGCTGTAAGTTCAGTTACAATCACAACTGCTGGTTCTGGTTATACTTTTGCAAGTGTTCTTGCTAGTGAT